TATATAACCCCTTCAAACAGTATTTTGTCACAGGTAAAACGTGTAGGAAGAATTCTAATTTATTTAAGTATAATACTTATAAAACCATATTTGAGTTATTAGATGACTTAAGTAGTAGAAAAATTACAGGACATGATGCAATTGCTGCTGTAAATGGTTTTCTTATGGCTACTTGTGATAGTGTTAAAGAACAAGAATTAGTTTTAAGTATTATTGATAAAGATCTTAAAATTAGAGCAGGAGATAAAGTTATTAATAAAGCAGTTCCTGGTTTAATTCCTACATTTTCAGTTGCATTGGCTCAAGAATATAAAGGTAAATGTGATTGGGATGATAGATGGTATGCTTCAAGAAAATTAGATGGAGTTAGATGTTTGGCTGTGGTAGATCAAAATGGAGATTGTACATTATATTCTAGAATGGGTAAAGAATTAACTACCTTAAATAGAGTAAAAGAAGCTATTGAAAACACAGGTATTGTTAATTATGTTTTTGATGGTGAAATATGTTTAATGGATGAAAATGGTAATGAAGATTTTCAGGGTGTTATGAAACAACTTAGACGTAAAGATCATCAAATTGAAAATCCTATATTTATGATATTTGATATGATTCATAGATGGGAGTTTAATCAAAAGAAAGGTGATACCCCATTAACTGAAAGGTTACGTGCTTTAAGAGCTTGGCAAGGTGGTAGGTTTACAGATACATCAGTATTACGTTATGTAGATCAATTCCAAATAAATGATGATGATCATTTTGAAACATGGAATAAATTATCAGCTGAAAAAGGTTGGGAAGGATTTATGTTACGTAAAAATGTAGGTTATGAAGGTAAACGTAGTAAAAACCTAGTTAAAGTTAAAAAATTCCATGATGCTGAGTATGAAGTATTAGGTTGGGATGTTGATACACATGAAGTAGTTAGAGATGGTAAATCAGAATCTATGACTATGTTATCACAAGTGTGGATTGAGCACAAAGGTTATTTAGTAAAAGTAGGTAGTGGATTTACTCAAGAGCAGCGTTTGCAATATATGGATGGTTCTATTGTAGGAAAAACAATAACTGTACAATATTTTGAGGAAACTGCAAATCAAGAAGGTGGAATAAGTTTAAGATTCCCTACAGTAAAAATAATACACGGAGAAAAAAGAGAATTATGATAGAATTTTTAAAACATTTATTTGGATTTTGTGGTGAACATTGGCACCCAAATGTATTTACTTTAGCAGCTTCAGTTCCAATTATTGGACCAGCTATTTATTATGTTAAATGTAAATGTGGAGGTTGGTTTAAACATAAAAAGAATTGTAAACATAATGAAAAATAAAGTATTAGATTATATTAAAAATGTATTAGAAGTACCAAGAGATGAATATAATGGTATGCCTGTTTGTCCTTTTGCTAAACAAGAAAGAGAAACTGATAATATTTACATAGATAATATAACTACTAAAAATGATTTTATTATTTGCATGCATAAATTTATTAAATCAGGTAAAAATTCAGCTGTGTTTATTCAAGAACATGCTGAAATGGATGAAAGGGATACTAAACGTTATCAACATTTTTTAAATAAAGTATTAGAAGCATCAGATCAAAGTAATTGGAAAGCATTATGTATTAATCCTAATGATAAATTAGAAGTGGATGGTTTTAATGCTAGAGCATTAGCTCCTTGTTTTTTAGTTTTGATAAATAATTTAGAGGACATAAATTCAGCTCATAAAACTATTTTAAATACTAAATACTTTGATAAAATGGATGGTAAATATAAAAAATATTTAGGTGTATGAAATTAGCTGTAATTGCACATGATGGTAAGAAAGCAGATATGGTTTCTTTTGTAATGAAACGAATGAATTTCTTTAAAAGAGATGATGTTGAATTAGTTGGAACAGGTACAACAGGTACTATGATTCAACATGCAGGATTAAAAGTTGACTTAGTTGCATCTGGACCATTGGGTGGTGATGCTCAAATTGGTGCTATGGTAACTGAAGGTGAAATTGATGGTGTTATATTTTTTAGGGATCCTTTAGATAAACACCCTCATGATGTTGATATTAGTATGTTGTTGAGATTATGTGATGTGCATGATATTCCTTTAGCAACTAATTATAAATCAGCTCATATAATGATTAAATATTTTAAAAATAAATAATGAAAGTACCCAAAAAGCCAAGTGGTAGGCGAGCAATGCCTTTTTATTGGTGGAGACGTTTTAGATCACATAAAAATTTACCTTATAAAGCAAGATTACTAGATAAAATTACAAATGGTGATTTTGATCCAACCCCATTTTTTCAAGAAGCAGAGTGGGAATTACATTGGATGAAAGAAGAACAAGATGATTTTAGAGATAATTATAAAGGTAATTTAGATGAAATAGAACAAGATATTCGTTATCTTGAAATTGAATTAAGAGCTAGAAAACGTTATAATAAGTTGTATGAAGATGGGATGAAGGATGAAGCTGATAGAATGGATAGACTAGTTAATAATTTCAGTAAACATTTTAAAGTTAATAGAAGTAAAATGCATGATATTGTTTATAGTTTTGATGGTACTATTTTAGAATTATATAGATTTATGCAAAAGGATTTGGCTACCTGAAATAGGGTTCGTATGTTTACATTGTAAAATTAAGGTTATGATAAAAGTAAATGATTTAGTAAGTGTTTTTCAGTTTGGAACTGATACATTCAAAGTTAAAAGAATTCAAGGTAATAATGTTTTAATTCAGGGTGCTAATAAAGCAACTACTACAGTTCATATTGATGATTGCATGAAGAAAACATTTAGAGTAATTGCGTAAATATTTGGCTACCTGAGATAGGGTTCGTATATTTACCATGTTAATAAGTTAAAAAATAAAATAAAGGTTATGATGAATAAAGAAATGATTAATGAATTGGTTGGTTATGAAGGTAAGCAGTTTAGTGATAACTTTAGTAATACAAATAGTAGTTTGTGTTTAAAAGTTGATGCTGAGAACGACACTGTGTATTACCAGGAGTGTTATAGTCAGTATGGTAATTTTACTGGTAAGAATATTAAGGGTGAAAAACGTACTGATGAGCTTCGTCACCCACGTACAGGTCTTAAAACAATGACCTTGCACCAATTTTATGGTGCTGCAATTGGTTGGATTTAATTAAATGGAAGTTATGTTAGAAGTAAATATTATAGAAGTTATTAATTTAATACTAGTTAGTATTATATTAGGAATGGTAGTTGGAAGTGGAATAAGTTTTAAAAAATAAAGTTATGTCTAAGTTTACAAGTTGTTTAAATAAAGGATTCCAAATGGAATTTGAAAATGGATTTAGAATCTCTGTTCAGTGGGGTATAGGTAATTACTGTGCTGTTAGAGAAATAGATGCATATGGTACTCCTCCAAAACAAGATTACTGGGATTCAACAAGTGCTGAAATTGCTGTATTTGATGGTGATATGAGGTTTATTGATATTAGAAAAGATGATCAAGTTGCTGGATGGTTGTCAACTGACACTGTAGCCAAAGTAATTGCTATTGTAAGTTCAGCTAAAACTGCAAATGAAATAAGTAAAAAATGTCAAGCACTTAATCTATAAAAATGGCTAAATACCAAGATTTAAATAAGGAAATGCTTCGTATGATGACTGTAACTGAAAGGTTTAATTACATAGCATATAAAAAGCGAATGGCAATGGAGTTAAAAAAGGATCCTAGAACCAAACAATGGGTAGATGAGGATAATAATGAGTGGGATAGGTGGAATGATGGTAGTGATAATTCCAGCGGTGATGGAGAAGATTCAAATGAGTATTAATTAAAATTACCTAACGATGACTGAAGGTTTATTGGGTCTTATTGGTGTTATTGTGTTATTTATTTTAACATTTGTGTGGTGTGTAGCGGAGGAGTATTTTAAGAAAAAATCCAAACGCAAGTATGACAAACAAATGGCCAAGTATGACACGTGGAAGAAATGGACTAATAGTATATGAACAACTAGTGAGGGGGAATATAAACCAAAACACACCCCATGTTAACCCCTTTATTCCGCGCCTCCAACCCTTACCTATAGGAACGAGTATATATTACGAACCGCAAAGTAAACGCGTTGTTCGCGACTATTCACAAAGGCATGTGTAAAATGGCTTGGAATTTGAAAAAAGGGTTTGTATATTTAAGTAAGATATGGTAAAGTCGCGTGTAGGTGCGGTGGAGTGGGTGATTGCGTGTTATGAGCATGCATTGGTGGTACAGAATACGACGGTAGGGAGGTATACACCAGTACCTAAGCCGTACCGCTTACCTTACTATAAGTTATTGTAGTATTATTTATTTATTATTTATGTAGTACCTTGTGTAGGGGTGGTTAGTACTTTGTACGTAACTATCCCTACCGTTGTTGGTACTGGATAATATATTCTCACCGCTATATCCCTTACACATGCATATAATATTTTTGCCGCCGTACCGCGTACGCACGTAATAATTACCCACGGATAGCCGCCGTCCATCGGGCGTGTATATGCGCAAAAAAAGTTTTAGCTGTCTTTATGGTTCGAAAACGATCTTAAATCATCGATTGTATATAAGGATATATATGGGTAAAGGGATTAAAATTTATGATATGTGGATTCTTTTTTTTAAAAAAATTTTGATTATCGACAAAATATATACGGAGATATTTGGAGAAGCGAGGGAGGGTTCGTATATTTAGGTATATTAAAATTAAAGTTATGACAATCGAACAATTTAAAGAAAAACACAATGAGTGGGGTTATCCAGATACAAATAATGTATTAATGAGAATAGCTTCAAATTTATCAGATTTACACATCGAAAAAACATTTTTTACAGATGAAGAAATGGATCAAAAATTAAATGCACTCAAAAAATATATATTTGATTATCAAGAAGTTTTAAGAAAAGAAAAAGAAAATGTGTAAAATATTTGGTTCCCCAAGAGAGGGTTCGTATATTCACCACATAATAATTAATAAATAAAAATCAAGGTTATGCTAAACGAAGAAACATTACAAACAGCAAAGTATTTAAGTAAAGAAAATATTAAATCACTTGCACCAGCAGTATTTGCTAAAACACCTAGTAGTGAGGTGTCAAAACACTATACTCATATTCCAACAGAAAGAGTTATTGATGATATGGAGTTATTGGGTTGGAAAGTTATTGAAGCTAAGGAAGTAAAAGCAAGAAAAAAATCAACTAGAGGTTTTCAAAAGCACTTATTAGTGTTTAGAAATGATGAAGTTGTTATTAATGGTAAAGATGGTGATACAGTTTTTCCACAAATATTAATGACTAATTCTCATGATGGTAAAAATGCTTTTAATTTTGAAGCAGGTTTATATAGATTAGTTTGTTCTAATGGATTGGTAATTGCCGATACAAGATTTGAGTCAGTTAAAATGAGACATATGGGTTATTCATTTGATGATTTACAAGTTAAAATCAAAGAAATGGTTGAAAATCTTCCATTAACAGTTGAATCAATGAATAAAATGAAAGCTACAGAGTTAGAGCAAAAACAAATTTTAGATTTTGCTAAAGAAGCTTTAAATACTAGATTTAATGAGAATGAATTAAATAGAATTAAAATAGATATGGATGAATTCATCAAACCAGTTAGAAAAGAAGATGAAGGAAAAGATCTATGGTCAGTATTTAATGTAGTTCAAGAGAAAATTATTGATGGAGATTTTGAATATATTGCAGGTGGTAAGCTTAGAAAAGCTAGAGAAATTAAAAATTTCAAGCAAGATATGAAAATAAATAAAGAGTTATTTAATGTTGCTTTAGAGTATGCCTCATAAGAATATAGTTTGGATAAATGGATGTTTTGATGTGCTCCACATGGGGCATATCAAACTCTTCCAAAGAGCAAGACAAATGGGTCTTCCGGTGATAGTGGGGATAGATACGGATGATAGAATTCAGTCGATGAAGGGAAAGGACCGTCCTATAAATAACTTACAACATAGGGTAGAATTTTTAAAAGCTATTAAATATATAGATGCGGTAGTATCTTTTTCAACGGATGATGAATTAATTGAAATAATTAAAGAACATTCCCCAAGATATATGTTAATTGGTGATGACTATAAAGATAAGAAGATAATAGGTAGTGAATTCATCAAGGAAATAATATATGTAAAGAGATATGGTGATCTAAGTTCTTCGGATATTATAAACGGAGCCCACAACTCGTGATATTTATAATAAAATAATTCCAGTATGGCAACATATACAGCAGCACAAATGCATAATAGCGGAACGTTAGGAGAAGAACTGTCAGGAGCTAAAACATTTACCGTTCTTAATGTAACGGCGTCTAATAATAATTTCCCAATTGGTTATCTTACACTGGAAGGGAATGCAACCGCTAATCAAAACTTAACTTCCACTACTCGACTTACGGGATCATTTGCTTCATTTACGGGGAATGTTAATGTTGATTCACTAGTTACAAGTTCTACCCATTGGGCTATATCAATTGGAAGAGGAAATGGTAGTGGATCATTTCAATTTACTCCAACTCAAACAATTGCTGCTAACTCATATTACATAAAATCAACCGGTAATTTTAGTTTAGTTATATCATAGTGTATAATAATGTGTAATAATATATAATACTGTATATACGTATTTATAGATGCTATATTGTAGAAGAGAGAAGTTTCGAGACGGCTTTAGATAAATTTGGAGAAGCAAGATATTTTTCGTATATTCACGTCACAAAATAAAGGTTATAAACATGCAAAGAATTTCAATAAAAGAATCAAAACAATTTTTTCCCGCTAAAGATGTATCTAATGCTTCTTATTTTACTTTATCACCCTCTCCTAGAGGTGAAGGATGGGAAAGTGTAACATATTTTACAAATCGTAAAAAACTTTCTTATACCAATCGTGATGGCGATCATGATTCTTGGGTTTATGTTTTATCTAATCCTGTTCAACCGGGTATTTTAAAAATTGGTTATACTAGCAATACTCCCGAAGAAAGAGCAAGACAATTATCAAATTCAACAGGTGTAGCAATGCCTTATGAAGTTGAATATGCTTATAGTTGTTGGAATGGGTTAGAATTAGAAAAGGATATTCATGAAAGATTACATGAATATCGCTTGAATAATCAACGTGAATTTTTTCAAGTTGATTTGGAGGAGGTAAAAGATGTTATTAATGAAATAGGTGAAAGTTATGTATAAAAATATATTAATATTATTAGGTTTTTTTAGTTTATTCTCATGTACTAAAGAAACTATTTATCCAACACCATGTAATGGTGATTGTGAAACATCATGGGAAGTAATTTATAAAAATCAATTTGTAAATCCTAACAGTGATGGGTATTTTGAAATTCAATGGGATGATTTAGATTATTTTCAAATACAAGGTAGTTTAACCCCATTAAATGATGAGTATGTTATAAATGGAGTTCCATTAGTTGAATCTAGTTTTGATTCCGATTATTGGATTATTATGGATTCTATACAATTTCAAACCCCCATGTATAGTTATTTAGGTTGGTTTAATGACGATAACCTTGAGAACCCAATTCCCATTGGTAACTACGTTTATACTATGTCTAACTTAATGGATATTCACCCACCAACTAATATAGCTGGTTATCAAATTCCTGAAAATTTTTGTTCTGAATGTCCATATGCTACTACGCTTTTAGGTTCACATTCTAAATACAATTACTCCCCAAAGCAAAATTTTATGTTAGATAATGAAATGATAGGTGATACAATTAATGTATTTACTAAAACACTATTTAACTCAGATATAGGAGAAAATACTATTATAGAAAACAATATCAAAATTATTATATTATGAATTTAGGGTATGCATGTATTAATACAGCATTAAAATCAGGAGGTATTTTTACAAATAGAACAATGCGTAGAAAAACGTTTGATTCTAAAGGTTTGGATTATGTATCTGAACTTGCTCTTCAAAATGTAAAAGATCTTGAAACACACATCCATTGGAATCATGAGTTTGGTATTAAATTATTTAGATTATCATCTCAAATATTTCCCTGGATGGAAGAGTATAATTGGGAGGATTTAAAAGATTATCCTATGATTGATGTCTATATGAAAAATATAGGAGAATTAGCTAAAAAATATAACCAACGTCTTACAATGCACCCAGGTCCATTTCATTGTTTAGCTTCACCAAATGATAAGGTTGTTAAACGCACAGTTATAGGCCTAAATAAACATTCAGAACAATTTGATATGATGGGCTATGAACCTAGTCATTATAATAAAATAAACATACACGTTGGAGGTGCTTATGGTGATAAAGAAGCCGCATTGGAACGTTTTTGTAAGAATTTTGAATTATTAGATGATAATACTAAAAAACGTCTCGTGGTTGAAAATGATGATTCACCAACAGAATACTCTGTAAAAGATTTATATGAAGGTGTTTATAAAAGAATTGGTACACCTATTACATTTGATTATTTCCACCATAAATTTAATACAGGTGGTCAAACTGAAGAAGAGGCACTTAAATTAGCAGCTACTACATGGCCTAAAGGTGTTACTCAATGTTGTCACTATTCTGAAAGTAGACAAAAGGAAAAATTAGATGAATCTATTAGACCACAGGCGCACTCAGATTTAATTTATAATAAAATTAATACTTATGGTTTAAATCCTGATATTGTTATTGAAGCTAAATTAAAAGAACAAGCGATATTTAATAAAGTAATTTAAAGACTTCCGCGAAAATATTTGGTTTCCCGAGAGAGGGTTCGTATATTTACAGAGTAAATAATTAATAATAATAAAGGTTATGTCAAATTCAAACACAATTAAAAGAGGTCGTCCAAGTAAAATTAATTCTCCTCAAACAGTAAGCATTAATGTAAAAACTGTTAAAATGAATGATTTAAATTTCGATAAGAAATTATTTAAACCAATGAGAACTAGAACTAAAGTTGATGCATTTTTTAGTTCAGATAATGGTATTATGCCAGGTACAAATGTTGTAATTACAGGTGATCCAGGTGTTGGTAAAACTACTGTTTTATTAGATATTTTAGGTGATCTTAATAAAAACAAGAAAAAATGTTTATTTATATCAGGTGAGATGAATGCTATTGATATGGTTGGTTATGTTAAAAGATTCCCTAAATTTGGTAAATTAGATATTTTATTTATGGGTGATTATACAGAAGTTAATCCTGATGTAGTTTTAAGAACAGCCCTTAAAGAAGGATATGATTGTGTATTAATTGATTCACTTGCTGAAATATCAGATAGTTATGTAGATTACTTTGGTGGTACTGGAAAGTCAAATACCAATAGAATTCTTCAATTACTTGATGAGCATAATTTAGGTAATAATGAATCTAAAACTAATACTACATTTTTGATTATTCAACAAGTTACTAAAGGTGGTACATTTGTTGGTTCAAATAAAATTAAACATATGACAACAGCAATGGGTCATTTAAAATTTGATGATCAAGGTAGATACTTACATTTTAGTAAAAACCGAAGAGGTGGTAATGGTAATAAATTATACTTTAATTTAAATTCTAGAAATAAAGTTAATTGGTTATTTGATGAGCCAATGAATATGATATAATGAAAAAGAAGAAGAAGAAGTTGGATTTCAACGGTGGGTGGTCTCATGGAGAAGCTGCCCACCATATTGGAAAAAAGTTAACAGAAAAAGTAGTAAAAAGTAAAAAAGATTATAAAAGAAAATCAAAACATCCTAAAAATTGGGAGTTTGGTGAAGATGAGTATTAATTTAAAATAAATAAAAGTTATGGCAAGAATAAATGTAAACACAAAAAATAGTATGTTACTTAATAATAGGTTATATATTACAGCTTTAAAAGCACAAATGATAAATCCAAAATTACAAGAATTTATCGTTACAGGAAATAATGTAAACCATCCTACAAAAGGAATGTTTTATGAATATACAGGTAACTACTCAAGAAAATCATAATGAACGATATTCAAAAAAGATTTGTTGAAAAAGCAACTTCATCTGAGATTTTAGATGTAGTTGAGTCATTAGATAAAGCATCTAATAGTGGTAAGTTAGTTGAAGTAGTATATACAGCTATGGAAACTATAAAGTCTAATAATTTTATCACAATCCCACTTGCATTACAAATAGCTTGTGAGGATTGGGATATTTAAAAAATAATAATATGGATAATAAATTTGAAAAAAATTCAAAACCAGTTACAATGGAAGAAATGGTATCATTACATGATGAATGGTGGAATAGTTTATCGGATAAAGATAAAGAAAAATTATTTCAAGAACAAAAAGAAGCAGAAGATTATTTCTACAATATTAAACAACAAGACTCCCCTAAATAATTTTTAAGTCAGAGTGGTGGAATAGGTAGACACGTTGGACTTAAAATCCAATGAACAGTAATGTTCGTGCGGGTTCGATTCCCGCCTCTGATACTAGGGATCAGTAGCTCAGCTGGATAGAGCATTAGCCTTCTAAGCTAACGGTCGCAGGTTCGAATCCTGCCTGATTCACTAGGAGTTTTTACAAAATTACAAAATAATTTGGATTACTAGTATTTATAACATATATTAAATGTTATGGGTCACTACGAAGATGAATTAGTTGAAATTTACAATGAGGTTGTTGCTGAAGGTATCAAAAAAGAGTTTGATCATCAGCTTGAAAAAATGAAACAACAACCAAAGCATAGTCATAAATCTGTAAAAGAAAAGTGGGGTTATGCTCTCTATAGGGTTAAAGGAGGGCCATCACTTGATAAGTACTAATATTTATGATAAAAATGCTTAATTTAGAAAATCTGTTTAGTTTATTTAGTCCCGAAAATGTAAAATCGGATCCTAAAACTTACCTTGACTTTGAAAATCAACCACTTTATTATTGTGGTATGTGGAAAAAATTAATTTTAAACCACTTAAATTTTTCAAAAAAAGTAGCTAACTTCTTTGCTGCCTCTAATGGTGAATTTGATATAGAAGATATTAGAGAAGCAGGAAAATTTGTTGCATTTAATAGAGCATGGTTTTATATAAATAAATTAGATCTAAATAATGATGATCACATACTTACTATTTTAAGTTATAGTGATGATGAATTTGTAGCTACATTAGAAATGGGTATTAAACATTTTACATCATCAGAAGAGTACGAAAAATGTGCTAAATTACTAAAAATCAAAAACATTTCAAGAAAAAGTTAATCTAAGTTTGGTTACCATATCTCTTTCTAGTACCTTGGAGATACAGGGTTTTAAAGAAAATAGAGAGATAAGGGAATTAGGAATAGGGGGTGGATGATACAGGAGGGATTCGTATATTCCAGCATATTAATTAATAAATTACAATTATGGCATTTAGAAATAAAGGATTAGTAGACAAAAGATTTACTAATATCAAATCAAAAATTAAAAACCTAGATTTAATGGTTGCAAGAGGTCAATCCTCAGCTAAAGATTTTAGAAATGGTTTAAAAGATTTATATGAATCTATAGAAGATTTAGAATCAATAGTAGAAAAAGAAGCCTCACCACTAAAATTCGGTTAAAATAAAAATAAAAGTTATGAAATTATCAGCAGAACAAATCCAATCTAATTGGGAAATCTTTACTAATAATATAGAAACATACATATCAGGAGATAGAAAAGAAAAATTATTAAAATTTTATTCTAAATTCCAAGATAGGTTAATGTTAATGCCTGCTTCACATAAAAAAGAATACCACAATGCATTCCCAGGTGGTTATATTGAACACGTTAACAGAGTAGTAGAATGTGCTTTAAAACAATATGATTTATGGAAAAGTGAAGGTTGTGATATGTCTACTTTTACTAAGGAAGAGTTAGTATTCTCAGCTATTAACCATGATTTAGGTAAAATGGGAGATGAGACACATGAATCTTATTTACCCCAGACTGATAAGTGGAGAAGAGAAAAATTAGGTGAGGATTATATGCATAACAAAGAAATTGCTTTTGCCGCAGTACCAGATAGAGGTTTATTTTTACTTCAACAACATGACGTTAAATATACTTTTAATGAAATGGTTGCTATTCAAACTCATGATGGTTTATATGATATAGCTAATGAAAAATACCTAAAATCATATATGCCAGAAACAAAACCAAGAACTGCTTTACCTTTTATACTACATTTTGCAGATATGATGGCTGCTAGAATTGAATTTGAAAGAGAGTGGTTACCAAAATTTAAAAATAACTTGGATGGTAAAAAAGAAAATTATACATTGAATACTAATAGCAAAAAATCTAATGCTAATACTAAAAATAAAGCATTAGGTACTATTAAAAGCGAAGGCTTAAAAAATATATTTGATAAATTATGATCATAACAGTACCAACCATTATTATAATTCTACTTTCAGTTGTTTGTATCATTTTAGGATTTACAACGTTAAATTTACTTAGAAAAAACGAAAAAGCAGAGGATATTGTAGTTGGATATCTTGAATACCTAGATAAAATATCTAGAGTTATTGAAGCTGCAGAAGCTAAAGTCAAAAAAATTGACATTAAAGGTTCATTTGCATCAGATGATGAAATAGGTTTTTTCTTTAAACAAATTAAACAAATACAAAGTATCTTAAATGAGTTCCAGTTGAAAAAATTTAAATAATGGATGAAATAATAAGAAGGCACAAAGCCCAAAAACAGGGCAGAGTTTATTTTACAAAAGAAACAGAAAAAGCGATTGTTAGTTATAATCGCTCTTCTGATCCGGAAGAACGAAGTAAATTATATGAAGAAAAAATACATTGGGCCTTTTATAAATTAACAGAAAATATAATTCATACCTTTAAATTTTATTATACTGATGGAGTTGAAAATCTAGAAGATTTACAACATGAAATAATGGTATTTTTATTATCAAAAATCCATAAATTTGATCCTACTAATGGGGCTAAAGCATATTCTTATTTTGGAACTATAGTTAAAAGATGGCTAATAGTTTATAATCAAAAAAATTATGGTAAGAAAATAAGCAATATTTCAATTTCAGATTTAAACCATTATTCACAATTAGATACAACAGATCCATCATTTATTACATCTAAAAGAGTTGAAGAGGATGTTCAAACAGTAATTAAACATGAGGAATTTAGTAATATGCCTCATTCTAAAATACCAAAAGAATATAAATACGAAGATAGATTGTCTTTATTTGTAGATGAATATATAGAATATTGTACAGATAGAATATATGAATTATTTCCTAAAGGTAATGATGCTACTATAGCTGATGCTATTTTAGAATTATTTAGAAAAAGAGATAATATAGATGTTTTTAATAAAAAAGCACTTTATATTTACATACGTGAAATGGTTGATGTAAAAACTCCTAAAATTACAAAAATAGCAAATAAATTATATGGTATTTTTAAAGAAAAATATTTATTCTATCTAGAACACGGTTATTTTCCTCCAAAATAGTTTTAAAAATATATATTTATAACCAAAAAATTATGGGACAATTAGATTCATTAATTTTTGGTAAAAAAACATTTTCTGATATTTTAGAAGAAATTTACCAAAATCAAAAAAAGAGAGATGCTCAAGTTGTTGCTTTAATTTCTGAGTTAAAACCTCTAGTTCAAGAAATAGGTGATGCAACTCTTATAGTACCACTTATAAAAGAATATATGGAAATAGGGGTAAAGAATGATGATGCCTTAATTAAAATGGCTACAATCGTTCAAAGAGCACTACAAAACCAAAACGATGATGGTGGGTTAGGTATTACAGACGAAGAAAAGGAAGCATTACTAGCTGAAATGGAGAAACTCCAGTCAGATAAAAAAGCATAAATATGCCAAGATTATCAACCACATTAGCTTCATTTAACCCTATTGTAACTGCTAAAGCAGGTAAGGCAAATGTTTTTGCTGCTAGGGTAAAATTTTCAATGATAGACGATAAAACCCAAAGTCAAGTATTTAAAGATTTTGGAGAATGGAGTTCTATTGGTTGTATATTTTTTGACAGGTTAAATCAACCAAATTCAAATCCTAAATTTACATCAGATAATTTTGCAAAACCATTATTTCCAAATAATTCAAATATACCTTTACATAATGAATTAGTGTATATAATGGCATTACCTAATAGTAGTGTTCAATCTGATGTTAATAATTTATCATATTATTATTTTCAACCTATTAATATATGGAATAGTACACATCACAATGCGATACCAGACCCTATTTATGGAGATGCAAACCCAGAATCTCAACAAGCTGATTATCAACAAACAGAAGCAGGATCAGTTAGAAGAGTAACAGATGGTGGTACTGAAATTGATTTAGGAAATAATTTTCAAGAAAAATTAGAGATAAGAAATTTACAACCCTATGCTGGAGATTTAATATACCAGGGAAGATGGGGTCAAACACTTAGATTTGGTTCAACTATACAAGGAGCACAAATTCCAAATCCATGGTCTAATGCTGGTGCTGATGGGGATCCTATTACTATCTTAAAAAATGGTCAACATGAAGATAGTTCTGAACCATGGATTCCACAAGTTGAAGATATTAATACAGATAAATCAAGTATTTATTTAACATCAACACAAGAAATACCAATTGATTTAGCAAGTAAAAATTATAAATCATATAGCTCATCACCTGAAGCTGCTCCTAAATTTACAGGTGAACAGGTAATTATAAACTCAGGGAGATTATTATTTAATTCAAAAACAGATAATATATTATTATCATCATTTGACACAATTAATTTAAATTCAGTTAATAGTTTAAATGTTGATACTCCTAAAACCATAGTAGCATCAAAAGAAATTTATTTAGGTGATAAAAATGCAACAGAACCAGTAATATTAGGTGATAAATTTTTAGGTGACTTATCTAGATTATTAACAGCTTTAATATCATTGTGTGGTGCTTTAGGTACTCCTATAGGAGCAGGACCACCATTTGTTGTAAATGCAGCAATACCAGGCCCTGCTACTCAAACATTAGTAAAAGCACAAAATATGCTTAATAAAATTCAACAATATAAATCAAAGGTTAGTAAATCTAAATAAGAATGTCGGTATTATCAAAATTATTAGTAAAATCTACAACGCGAGTTATAAAAAATACTGCTAAATTTGAATTAGCAGTTGATGATTTAATTGAAAAATTTAATTTATCATGTCCTCCTAAAGATCAGTTACTAAAAATTGTAGAACAAAAAAACCAAATTCAATCTGCCCTACAAAATGTATTAGGTGAATTTTCTAAAGTTGATAAAACTGTTAAGACAACAGAAACAATAGTAACAACTGTAGAAGCAGCAGTTAGAGTTATTAAAGCAATCCCAGTACCAACGTCAGTACCTCCTGGTGTTGGTATTCCTATTAATGTAATAACATTATTAGCTGATTCATTAGATACATTAGGAGATTTAGTAAAGGGAGCAAAGGGATCCCTTAAAATAGTTCCAACTGTATCAAAATCAGTAACTGAATCAGCACAAATAATATTAGATAAATTAACTGAATTAGATGGAAAGTTAAATATTTGTATTGAGGAATTAGCAGAGGGAATGAATGATCAAGAAAAAAGTGAGTTATTAAATGAAATAGGAAATGTAGCAGCAGCATCAGGTTTATCTACTAATGTAAATTTAAATGTAGCAAATGAAGAAGAATTAGTTAAAAGATTACAACCAGGAGCAACTGATAGGTTTTTATATCAAAAAACTGGATTTCCAAACCCAGACTGGTTACTTACTATAGAGTATAATAATAAAAATGAATTTACTTTTCCCCAAAGAAGAATTAGAGCAGAAAATATAAATAAATTTGATGGTAATCCTTATAAAGGTGTTGTTGTTTATAACATTTATGGTAAAAAATACTCATATAGTACATCAGTAGAAGTATTAGTTGATGAAGTTAAATTTGTAATAGAACAATTAGATACAAATTGGTATAAAAATAATAACCCTGAGTTTAATACATCAGGACAATTCAATACCCAAACACAACAAATAGATAGACCTTCTACTGGTACACCTACAGCACCTAGAGAACCAATTAAATTTAATATGAACCCATTATTTAATAATGGTAAAGAATCTAAAAGAATAAATTTACCAACTAATATTAATGGTTTAAATAATATACTAAATGGTAGAGTTATTACAACACGACCTTCACAATCAATAGAAATTAATGTTGATACTGGGTTTAATGTAGGTCGTTTAGCTGGATTAGATCCATTTGTAAAACTAAAATTTACCCCAGATATACTTAAATCAATAAACCCATCACAAAATCCAGATTTTAGAGTAAGAACATTAAGTGTTACAGATGAGCGTGAATATACAAGAAAATTTACGTATAATGAACCTGGCGAATATACATTTAAATTAGAAGTTGTTGAACAATTTGATGTATTACCAACAAATAATCCTGAACTTAAAGCTGAGGCTTGGGTAGAATTATTTGAAAACGATTAAAAAATTAATAATAATAATATTTATAATAAAAAATGAAGTCATCAGAGTTAAAAAATTTAATAAAAGAAGCAGTTAGAGAAGCAATTCAAGAAGAATTAAAAGATATTTTATTGGAAGCTGTAAAAACTCCTAAAGTTTCTCACCAACAGATAACATCAACTCCAGTTGTAGAACATCAAGCTCCACAACAACCAGTTATGTCAGCTTCCGAAAGACGAGAAGCATATAAAAATATATTAGGTGACACAGCAGCTGCTTTTTCAACTAACAATGTGCCTCAAAGTTTTACACCCCAACCTGGTTATGATTCAGCAAATGGAACATTACCATCAGGAGAAGTTAATATGTCACAAATAGCATCATTAATGAAAAAATAATGGCAAGAATAATAGCAAGTAAATATCCTATTGATTCAATCGGAAGAAAAGCCGTAGGGTTTTCTCTTCCATTTAATGGACCTGCTGTTTTTAATCCTACATTTACCACTAGAGATCAAACAAAATCTAATTTAATTAATTATTTGTTAACTAATAGAGGTGAAAGAGTATTTAATCCTAATTTTGGGGCTGATCTAAGAAATTTATTATTTGAACAAATATTAGACAGAACAACTGAAGACTTAAAAAATAGAATTCAAAATGATATTTCAATTTTTTTCCCAAATGTTGTAATATTAGAAATTCAATTTGACAATGAACCAGATAATAATGAAATTAATTTTACATTAACTTATCAAATCCAAAATTTTGATATTACTGATGAAATAAACATACTACTACAATAATGGCTGATTTAAAAAGAGACATAAGATATATTGATAGGGATTTTAACCAATTTAGAAATGCTTTAATTAACTATTCTAAAACTTATTTTCCTGATACTTATAATGATTTTACAGACACATCTACTGGTATGCTATTTATGGAAATGGCATCATATGTAGGTGATGTTTTATCATTTTATTTAGATAATCAAATCCAAGAAACATTTATTCAAAAAGCTAGACAGCAAGAAAATTTATATCAAATGGCTTACTTATTAGGTTATGAACCTAAAGTAACCACAGCTGCTAGTGTTGATATTGATTTTTATCAACAAGTACCTGCTAAACTATCAGGAAGTGAATATGTACCTGATTATGATTATGCAATGATTATCCCAGAAAATACTCAAATTACTTCTAATGTTGATTCAACACAACAATTTTTAATAGAAGATGTTATTGATTTCTCAGCATCTGGTTCTTTAGATCCAACAACAGTATCTGTGTATCAAATATCAGGAGCTAATCCAACATATTATCTATTAAAGAAAACAAGAAAAGCAATTTCAGCAACTATTAATTCAATTGATTTTACATTTACGGCAGCTGAAAGATTTGATACAAGAACAATTAATGCTTCTAATATTATAGGCATTTTAGATTGTAAAGATACAGATGATAATGAATGGTATGAAGTGCCTAATATGGCTCAAGAAAACGTATTTGATACAATAAGAAACACAAATACAAATGACCCAACTTTTAATATAGAAGAAGATGCTCCATATTTACTTCAATTAAAACAAGTACAAAGAAGGTTTGTAACTAGATTTATAGATTCAGGTTCATTACAAATACAATTTGGTGCTGGTTCAACTAAAAATAATGATGAAACTATAGTACCAAATCCTGACAATGTAGGTTTAGGATTACCATTTGAAAGAGACCAATTAACAACAGCATTCTCACCTTTAAATTTTATATTTACAAATACTTATGGTATTGCCCCTTATAATACAACCTTAACATTTAGATATTTAACAGGTGGAGGTGTAAGTTCAAATGTAGAAGCAGGCACATTAACAGTTTTAGATGATACTAATTTTACATTTGTAAATCCTAATCTTTCAGATACAGCTTTAGCTAATCAAATATTTGCATCAGTATCAGCAAATAATGCTTTAGCAGCCGATGGTGGTCAAGATGGGGATACAATTGAAGAATTAAGGTTAAATGCAGTTGGTAATTTCCAAAACCAATTAAGAGCAGTTACTAAAGAAGATTATCTAATTAGAACATTATCAATGCCTTCTAATCTAGGTACTATTGCTAAAGCATATGCAGCACCAACTAAAATAGCTGAATATCAACCTGGAGAATTACCTACAATTTTAGATTTATATGTTCTAACTTATGATGCAGATAAAAAATTAAGAACAGCATCATCACTAATTAAAAGAAATTTAAGAACATACTTAGCAGAATATAGAATGATTAATGATTCTATTAAAATAAAAGACGCTTTTGTTATTAATATTGAAGTAGTATTTGATATTATAGTATTACCTAATTATAATAATAGTGAAGTTTTAACTAAATGTATAGATTCATTATCTAATTTCTTTGATATAGATGATTGGCAAATAAATCAACCAATATTATTCTCAGATCTCTATGTTTTATTAGATAAAGTAGAAGGTGTTCAAACAGTTAAAAAGATTCAAATTAATAATTTAACAGGTGAGGCATTAGGATATAGTTCATTTGCATATGACATCCCAGGTGCTACAATTGATGATGTAGTATACCCATCAATTGATCCAATGATTTTTGAAGTTAAATTCCCTAATTCAGATATTAAAGGTAGAGTAGTACCAATATAAAATTTAAATTATGGCAACAGGAAGAAATGACATACCAAATATAAAACCAAACGAAGAAGTTAAAGGTATTAGACCAGGATTAGTTGATAGTTTTAATAAAACTAATCTAGATCTAGAAAATAGAGCTCCTTTAGGAGGTCCTATTAACACTGATCCTGTTACAATAAATGGTGTTGAATATGGTGGTTTTTCAGCTAAATATTCTCCAACAGAACCTTATTTGCAAAGAGGAGGCCAACAATCAGCACTAGTAACAGTTGATGCTGGTGGTGATGTAACTGATGAAGGAATTTTAAAAGTAACAGCATTAGATATAGCATCAGATGAAGCAGGAACAAAACAAGGAGGAACTGGAGGTCCAAATAGAGTAGCTCCAAATCAATTTAACACTGTAGGTGGTGAAGGTACTTATACTAATTATAAAGCTTCTACATCCCCAACAACACCTCTTCCTAGTGCAGGTGAACCTTTAAAAACAAGAGATAATAAAGACTCAACATCAAAATTAAATGCTTACACACCAGATAGTACTTATATGGAATCTATAATTAAATATAAATCAGAAAACGAAGATAAAATATAAGATATGGCTGTATATAAAATATTTCCCGAAAAAGATGCAACATTATACACTGAATTTCCAAACAGAAATACAGGTTTAGATCAAATTTTAGAAGCAAATACTTACCTAGCTAATGGTTTAGGTCAAGTAAGTAGGTATTTAGTTAAATTTTCAACTAGTGATATTACAAATGTAATAACTAATAAAATAGGAACTGGAACCCCAGAATGGACTGCTTATTTTAGAAATTATCATGCTGTAGTAACAGGATTAAATCTAGACTCAGAATTAGAATTTTACCCTGTAGCTGGAAATTGGGGAATGGGTACAGGTAGATATAATAATTCTCCTGAAGTTACAAATGGTACAAGTTGGAATTGGTTAGATTATTCAGGTTCAACAGAATGGCCTACAAGTGGTTTTTCAACATATGTAACAGCTTCGTGGTCGGGAAGTGTTGAAGGAGGAGGAAATTGGTATACAGGTTCAAATCTAACATTAGACCCCGTAACTCAATCACAAACATTTACATATGCTAATCCTAAAGATATACTTGTAGATGTTAAAAATACAGTTGAAACATGGTATAGCTACTCTTTAGATAACTCAGATGGATTTGTTAATCAAGGATTTTTAGTTAAACAACCTTCATCTGTTGAATTTTTAAGAACTAAAGCTAATACAAGATCATTTAAATATTTTTCAATTGATACAAATACAATCTACCCTCCTGAATTAGAATTTAGATGGAACGATTTTACATTTGATACAGGTTCATCTACAAATACAGTATTACCTCAAGTAGAAAGCTTTATATCAGTTTATAATAATAAAGGAACATATTACTCGGAAAGTGTACCTAGATTAAGATTTTCGGCTATGCCAAAATACCCAGATAGAGTATTTTTAACAGCATCATTATATACAACAAATTATTATCTACCAGAATCACAATCTTTATACGCTGTAAAAGATACAGAGACAAATGAATTTGTAATTGATTTTGATAGTGATTATACTAGAATTAGTGCTGATGCTACTTCAAGTTATTTTGATCTATATATGAATGGTTTAGAACCTGAAAGATATTATACAATTTTAGTAAAAACTACTATAGGAGATGTTACTAAAGTTTTTGATGAAAATATAATGTTTAAAGTAGTTAACGGATGAGTAAAAACGTAAATTTAAAAAGAACAGTTTTTGATAAAGCTAAATTTAATGAGACAGTTGATACTAATTTTACTCAATTACAAAGTGAATTAGACCCTCAGTTTTTTGACTTAAGTTTGGCTACAATAGAGGATTTTTGGAGTTTATATGAAAAATTCTTCTATGAAATTCCTAAAGAAGGTGATATAAATTCCCATGAATATTTAGTTAAAACAAGTGGTGAGTATATTGATTATCAACCACAAAGAGAAGAAATTGAAGCTTTATTAGAAGAAATAGCAGAGTTAAGAGAAGAAAATTTAGAAGTAAGACAAGAAATAGCTGATGTTGTAGCTAATTTTAATGAAAACAACAACAATAACAATACATCAGAAGCAAGATCAGGTGTATTTAATGATAAAAGAAGAAGAAGAAGAAATAGAAGATCTTAAAATAACTATTAATGGCGGAATATATAGATCAATATAGCGAAGAAAGCTCAACTGGGAAAGAAAAAATAAAAGAAGCAGTAAAAGTTAAAACAACTTCTTCAATTACTTTATCTAACCCTGTTAAACCTTTAAAAGTAGAAGATGTAACTGAAGGAAATAATGATATTATTATCCCTGTTAGTGCTTCTTGTGTTCCTATTAATCCTTCTTTACTAACTGAAACAGGTGATGGTTTTGAATTACAGGATCAAGAAATTATTCCAAGTGAAAATATAACAGGTTCATTTGTACCCGGAGAAAATATAGTTGAATTTTTTGTATATGATGCTGATAAAAATTTAGCAAGTGTAAATTATAATTTTACAAACTGGACATTAGGTAAAAACTCAGAAAATACTTTATTAACAGGTTCTTATACTGATTCACAAACAGGAGAAAATGTAGTAGTAGAAAATCCACCTACATCATCTGTAACTAATGCTATTGAATTAAATCCTACGGCTAATGCCTTTAATTTAGGATTTGATGCTGGTCAAGTATTTGCAGCTTATAACTTTATTAATTATGAGTTAGGATCAAGTATAGAAAATACATTTTATATAGCAGAAATATCAGGTGATAGAACAGAAATTGCTATTAAATCTAATTTTATATCTAAAGAAGAAATTTTAAGCAGTTATACTTCTTTAAAGGAATCATTAAACTCATCTAATAACTTTGATGAATTCTATATTAGTTTATTCAATAATGATTATCAAATAGCTGTAAATTGTATTTTAGATGAATCAGGTGAAGAACCAAGAGTATTAATAAAATTATATGACGCTCTACCAGCACAATTTAATGTAAAAGATGAATTATATGTTGCTACAAAAGTAGGTGAAAGTGTTGCTTATAAAATTAACTATATTGAAGATGTTCAAACATTTATTGACAATGCAACTTACATTAAAGGTCCTAATATTAATATATCACTACAGGATCTAGTTAATAATTCAACTACTTTAAAATCAAGAAATGATTTAGTTGAAACAAACTCAACATCATCATTAAATCAAGTATTAAATATATTAAATCAAAGAGGAGTAGCTATTACACCTAATTACTCTTATGATACATTTGATCAATTTGTTAATTTCTCTTCTGCTAAAGAAAGAATTAATAATTTTTATGAAAAAGTATCTCAAATACAAGCTTATGAAGCTGATATAGAAAGTATAACAGCTATAACAGGTTCAAATCCTAGTGTAACAGCTATATCTCAAAGTTTAGCTAGTCTAGAAACAAATATATCTAATTTAATTCAAAATTTTGATGGGTATGAAACCTATTTATATTATAATACTTCATCTTTATATGCTTACCCAAAAACAGGATCTGCATACCCATTTGATTTATTACCAACAGGAAGTACTGAAGTATTAGAGTGGTTAGGAAGTGACGTAGAAGGTTCTCAATACTATGGAGGTATAATTTTATCAGCTTCTTTATATGATGAAAATAATCAAAATTGGTTATATTATACTATACCTCAATACATTGTTGAAAACTCTGAAAATGAGAATTATGTTACTTTTGCTAATATGGTAGGTCAATCCTTTGATGAGGTATGGATTTATACAAAAGCATTAAGTGAAAGATATAATACAACTAATAACCCAGATGAAGGATTACCCTTAGGATTAGCTGCAGATGCTATTAAAGGTTTAGGATTTGAAACATTTGGTAACAACTATAATAACCAAGGTAATTTTATAGGTTTAGCAGGTGAAGATAATGGTAGTTATGTTCCACCAACTGGAAGTGAATTAATTACTCAATATATAGCTGTAAACAGTGGATCAGTAGTTAATTACTGGGACCCAGGATATTCATGGGAAGATTATGTTGAATCAATTAATAACCCAGGTTTCCCTTATGCTATAGATAAAGTAAGTAAAGAAATTTATAAACGTCTATTCCATAATATGGCTTACCTTACTAAAAAGAAAGGTACAGTATCAGGTTTAAGACAATTAATTAATATTTGGGGTATACCAAATACTATTCTTCGAATTGATGAGTTTGGAGGAAAAAATAGAGATAATAGTAATGATTATGATTTATGGTATAATAGATTTAGTTATGCCTATACTCCTGTAGCAACACAGTATTTAGCTAGTTCATCTGTTTTAGTACCATGGATGCCTTTAGAAAGGAATTTTATTGCTAATGTAAATGAAGATGGTGATAATGAGTTTATAGTACCAGATGGTGTTGGTGTAAGATTTAAAACTACAGGTTTCCCATCTTCTAGTTTTGCTGGTACTAATTTTAGTCAATCTATTTTATCTAAAAAATCTAATGGTTTAGAAGATAATAAAGTAGATTGGGCAATATCATTACAATATGATGAGCAACCATCAGGTTCATATAGTGGATCTAGTTTTAGTGATTATTATGAATATGGAAATTTATCATTCTATTTATCTGGATCTGAAAGTGAAGGAGGTACTATTCAATCACCAAAAATATTTTTACCGTTCTTTAATAAAGGGTGGTGGACAGTTTTATTACAAAGAGACCAACACGTAAGTCAGAGTTTAAATACATCGGCAACAACATATACTCTATTTGCAGCTAATAATCAATATAATGGAGATGATGGTAATACTATAGGATGGACAGGATCAGCAAGTATAACTATTTCTAACCCAGGTGCTTCATCATCATTAAATGAATCTTGGAATGCATTTGGAGTAGGTGATCCTAATGGAGTTTATGTAGGTGGTTATATATCAGGATCTAATGTAGGTACAGTAAAAAGTGGATCAGGTGGAACAGATGGGTTTACAGCAATAACAAATCCTGCAAGTAAAATATTTTCAGGTTCATTCCAAGAATTTAGATATTATTCAAATGCTATTAGTGAATCTGTATTCCATGATTTTGCTATGAATCCTGAGTCAGTTGAAGGTAATGCAATTACAGGATCACAATCATCTTTTGATATAGTAAACTTTAGAGCTCCATTAGGTAATGAATTAGAACAATTATATACATCATCAGGTAGTGATCCTTATACAGTAGAAATATCTTCATCACACCCAGCAATAACAGGATCAGCTCCATTAGTAATAACAGGTTCATTTATTAACCCAGCTAACTTTACAGTAACATCAAGTTATAATTGGATTATATATTATAATGCTAATACTAGAACATATAGTAAACCTAATTATGAAGTATATCAATTAGACCAACCAGCAATCGGAATTAGAAATAGAGTATCAAATAAAATACAGGTAGAGGATGGTGATGCTTATGGTAATGTATTATCAAGACAAATAAGTATTGACCAAAATTATTTAATAAGTCAAAGTTATACTGAAGATACAAATAATTTAGAAGTTGGTTTTTCACCTCAAAATGAAGTAAATGATGATATTATAGCTACATATGGACATGGAGTAATATCGGATGCAATTGCAGATCCAAGAAATGTAACATCATCACTTCCATATTACCCAAAATTAAGAGAAACAGCTGAAGATTATTTTAAAAAATATACTCAAGGTAATGTTTGGGATTATATTAGATTAATAAAATACTTTGATAATTCATTATTTAAAGCAATTAAATCATATGTACCTGCACGTACTAGCGTAACTACAGGTGTTATAATCAAACAACATATGTTGGAGCGTAACCGTCGCCCAGCTGTACAAATAACGCCAGATTCTACAATAGCTTACGGTGTATCAGGTTCATTTGTTACATCATCAGCTGATACAGGAGCTATATATGGTACAGGAGTTTATGGTACAGGAGTTTATGGAACAGAAGGTACTGATACACAATGGGGTGCTAATACATTAAATGTAGCTCAAGTATTTAGAAATTTAGAATTAAATGCTAATATTCCTGAAGGTTCATATTCAGGCACTATTGAATCATTTAGTGGTAGCCCAGCGTTTTATTCTACCCCAGTAGATTTCACATATTTTACTGCAAGTGGTACAGTTAATATTACAGGTTCAACATCACAAATTCCATTATCGAATTCAGGATCTTTCTTTTATAGTTCTTCCGTCGCTTCTTCACCATTCCCTGAAGGACAAATACAAAACTTTATACAAGCTGGATACCAAATGACTGGTTCTCTTTCTAGAGTTTCAATGGATCTTAATAATGTTTATATTCACCCATTAGGTAGCTCAGAAGGTGATCCGGGAGGTTGTTTTTTATCAACAACAAAACATATAAAATCTAAGGTTCAATGGAATGCAACTAGAATTGCAGATGGAGCAGATCTAACTGGAAGATTTCAAATAACTTCAAGTGAAAGAGGAGTAATATATAACCAAGTTACCCCAAACCTCACTAACCCAACTACCATATCTCATACATCTTCATTGTTAGAATTTTTCCCTGAAGAACAATTGTATTTTAACCTTATGATAGAAGGAGCGGAAGTAGAATTTACAAATATGTTCCTTAGATTTGGTAATTTAGAAGATGAAAACTCAGGAAGTATTGGTGAATACCAAGGAGACCCAGTATCACAACAAGGGTGGTTTGATAAATACGAAACTATATCAGGTAGTGTATTAGAATGGAATGGTTACCAAGAGCAATTTTTCAATGGAGAGTATAGTGGTAGTGAAATAATTGCAATGACCCAATCATTATTGAATAACCCATATGCTAGAGAGTCAGCTCCTGACACAACATATCATATGATTGTAGATGCTGATATAGGTCATGATCCTTTAGGTGACAATTCTGATCCATTAGATTACGGAATTCAATTACAAATTTACTCATCAGATAATTATACAGCTGCATCAAAGAAACTTCAGACTGTATATAGTAATTTAGGTCCTACAACAGGAGCAATTTCAACGTTCCCATCAACTACAAACCCAGAAAATTATTTTATAGCACAACTTTTACTTCCTAATTTTGTAATACAAGATCCTGGTGGTGTACGAACCCCAGTTATAATAAATCAAGGTGAAATAAGATCTTCTGAGTTAGTTCCTTTACCATCATTTAAAGATGGAGAAATATACTCAACCTGGACTACTTTAGAAGATGGTCGATATGGATTCAATCAAACAAATCCATGGATTGCAGGAGAAACAATTACATCAAAGAATGCTGCATATACTATTCAAAATTCAGGACTATTAGGAAACTTAAGCTCGGGTATTATCCATAGTGGTTATTTAGGTAGAACTGAGACAGTAAAAAGAAAATTTGGTAAATTTGGAGTTGGAATTTTTAGTGACCCAGGTGCTGGAGATGTATCAGGATCTACTTTATATGAATTTAAAGAACCTTCACTTAATAAAGGAAGACCTATAGTACTTAATCAAGCACCAACAGGTGGGGTTGCAGATTTCCCTAAAATTCTAGGAAATCCTGATAATCCTATAGTACCAAATTATTATTATGCAGATTGGCAATTTAGATTTAGTGAATTCCAAACTAAAAGACAACAAATTTTAGACACAGCTGCTACAGCATCATTTAATGTTGGAACTGGTAGTATGTATTTACTTGGTACTTCATTTACTTCATCATTCTTCCATGATGTAGGATCACTTATACCTGTAGCAGCCTTATTTAATGTAAATTCAATAGACTCTCAGGGTAATTTAGTAAATAATGAAAGTACTTTATTAAATAATCCTCAATTTACTTATACATTAGTAGATTTAAGTGGTAGTGGAACAGCAGCAACTGAAGATGCTTTTGGATTAGCTGGGAATTTATTTGATCAATCAAGAAATGTTGTTGATGGTATTATTTCTAATAATGCCAACACTATGATTGGGTATGCTTATAATATGAACTTTAATGGTATAGGAATTAGTGGTAGTAATGGATCAAGACCATTAAGTGGTTCACATTATGCTGTTGAGGATGATATAAATGATTATGGCTTTTTACCTCAAACAACCCAATCATCAAGATATATTCCATTTGATCCAACCTTACCAAATGAAACAGAATTTTATAACACAGCATTTAATCCATTAATTAATAATGCAACTTCAAGTGTTAAAAACACTTACATAATGAAAGTTGAATATGATGATGGTTCTGTAATTCCTTCAAATATAATACCTATTATTGACAGATCAGCTCAAAAAGCAAATACGCCTGACAGTAATTATACAACAACTAGAATTATTAATCCTAGATATGTAGGTAGTAGAATACAAAGTGCTAATTATAATTTCTTTACTCCTTCAACATCAAGTATTACATTCTTAAATGCTTTAAGTGGAAGTTCAACATCACAATCATCATGGCAAGGAGATGATAGTTATGGTAGCCAAGCAGTAATTAATAAAAATCCAATTTATTTTGCTAGATTTAAATCATCATATAATAATTTAAATTTACCAGGTACTTATACATTTGAAATTGAATCATTAATTTTATCACCAACATCTAGTATATTAGGTACAAAAGCACCAGAAACACCAGTAACTATTAAAGTAGATGGTAGTGGAAATAATTTAACTGAAGTTAGAAGTACATTTGAAGTAGATAGAAAAGTAGCTATAGCATATGATTCTCTTAAATTTAATACAATTGATTATGGTAAGTTAAAAACAGGTGATAATGTTATATTCCAAGGTTCTTTAGAAATGCCAACAATTGGTGCAACAACAACAGGAGAAACAGGACCTACAGATCAATATAGTTATCCAACATTTGCACCTACTATGTCATTCCAAACAGCAAGTTGGGTTACTGCAGGTGCAGGAAATTTAACAAACTATGAAAACATTTCAGCATCAGCTGCTAATGGAGCTTTAGGATCTAATGCAGGTTATATAGTAACAGGAAGTAAATGTTTATTCTTAAAAGGAGAAGGTAGTTATGCTCAAGCCCCAATGTACTCAGTAAGTAGTGGTGGTGGGAATGATTCCTATGTACAATATATTGCGGGTCCAGGATTAGGTGTTTTAAATAGTTTAAATACAGCTGTAAGTGAATCTAATGATGCTGAATTAGATGATGAAAGTGGAGTTGAATTAGTAGCTCCAGGTATTCCAACTTCATTATCAACATCATTTTCTGAAAACCCATCACTTTCAGAAAAATCTATTTATTATTGGAGACAAGATTTCTCATCTAGTGGTATTAGTGGTTATAGAGAGTCAGAAGGTGCATTACCATTTATTATAAAAGTAAATGATGAAATAGAATGTACATTTAACGATAATACTGTTTATGGAGCTACAGCTGCTGATGCAAATTATAGAACTATGACATTTATAGTAACAGGTATAAGTGGTTCATTTGGAGAGTCAGGAACTGACGTTGGACAATACTCAGCTTCATATTGTGATGATTCACAATGTTTCTCAACTAGACCATGGAGTAATGCAAATAATGTTTTACGTAATGCTATTCAAGTCTACCCAGATCCATCTCAACAAAATGTAATTGGTGGGCAAATTGGTAGCTTTGTAATTAGAAGAAGAGTAAATGCTGATGATAGAGTTATTGTTTATCAAACACCACCAACAACATTTGGAGTAGGAGCAACAACTGGATCTGGTGGTGGATTCTTAATACCAAATGACTTTACACCACAACAAAAAAGAAATGCTTTAACATTAATTAACCAATTAAAACAGAAAAATTCATTTAGAGATGATTCGGAATTACCAGATCCAATACCATAATCACCTAAATCAATAAATTTAAACTATAACTTGGAATAGAAACTAAAAAATTATATATTTATAACTAAAATACACTAAATATGGGATATTTAAATAATCAGGTAGTAACAGTAGATGCTATCTTAACAACAAAAGGAAGGGAACTCTTGGCAAGAGGAGATGGTTCTTTTAATATTACACAATTTGCTTTATCTGATGATGAAATTGATTACACTTTATACAATCCATCAAATCCATCAGGATCAGCATTTTACGGAGAAGCTATCCAAAATATGCCATTATTAGAAGCATTTCCAGATGAAAACCAAATGATGAAGTATAAATTAGCAACTCTACCTAGAGATACAGCTAAAATGCCAATACTTGATATCGGATTAGGTTTAATAAAATTAGCTCAAACAGCTCAAACAACTATTCAACCACAAACATTAAATTACTTAGGTAATAATTCAGTAGTTGAATCATCTGGATATGTATTTACTGTAAGTGATGTTAGACAATTTAGTTCTGTAATAGGAACAGGTATTGATACAGACGCTGCACTTGCATTAAATTCAACAACAACAAACGGAACAGATGTATCTAAAACAGTAATTGGAACTACTTGTACACTTGTAGCAACAGGAGTTAATACTCTATATGGTACAACAGGAACAGCAGCTTCCACATTATATAGTTTATTAACTATTGTAGGTAGAGACTCAGGTGCAAGATTACAAGTTCCAATTAACATAACTAAAACATCATAAAATAAAAAAATATGGCTGGAGCTTTTCAAACATTAGACCCAAGAGATTTACTTATAAGTAATGAAAATGTTACCAATACAGTTTGGTTAAACAACTCTCCTAATATATCTGAATATTACACATCTTCGGTACAAGTAGCAAGTACAACAGGACAATTTTATTATAACATTTATTATGGTGCAGCAGCTACAGGGTCAGTTCAGTTTGCCATAGCATATTGTGATGAAGGTGGTAGTGGTAGTTTATTATATAACCCAAATGTAGCAGAATATTCTCCAACAAGAACAAATTATGGTCAATATAGATCTTTAATTTTAGGAGATGAAGAAAATTCATTTGTATTTGGTAATCAATCAGCATCTTATTTTTATGCTTTACCAATAGAAAGATCAGGATATAAAGAAGAATTACTTCCAGGAGTAATGACTTTATGCTTATCAGGATCTGGAGCATCAGATCATTTATACCTTACAGATGATAGTAAATTAGGTGGAGCAGCAGTATTCTCAGAAGCAGGTAGAATATATAACTTAGTTTCAGGTTCAGCTGGAACTGTTTATACAGGAGTAGATGCAAATGGTTGGACGGCAAATTCAGGTTCATATGGTTGGTTCATGCCAGACATAGGAACGATATTATTAAATGGACCTGCATTAGATGGATTATTTGCAGATGGTGGTATTAATTTAGGTACAGGTAGAAATGGTAACACTGCAGATAATAACCCACAAAAATTATTTAATAGATTAAATCTAGGTGGTGCGGCATCAACTAACCCAGGATGGACTTTAAACTCAAATGAACAACTTTCATCAGACTTTGTATTTGTAAGAGCAAGAGCAGATGAATTTAATTATTCGACAAACCCATCATTTATATCAGGTTCTACTGGAGCTGTGTTATTTGATTCATTTATTAACGACCCACAAGTATACATTACCTCAGTAGGTTTATATAATGATAATCAAGAGTTAGTAGCAGTAGCTAAATTATCTAGACCATTATTAAAAGACTTTACTAAGGAGTTGCTTGTAAGAGTCAAGCTAGACTTCTAATGGATGAGTGCGTTCAAACAATTTACAACAAAGGATGTTATTCAAACACCCTTTATAGCAGATAAAGGATGGATATTATCTGGTAGTTCTGAAATTACTGGATCAGAATATGGTATCAATATTTTTTATGGTATAAACCATCCTATAGGTTCTACTAGTTATGATACCCAAACTGGGTTTGTTTACTCTGCATCACAAGGAAATGTTTATAACAGTGCTAAACATCTTTACTACACTAATTTCCTAACTCAAAGCACAGGTGATAATGCAACTACACAAAGTGTAACACCAGGGGCAACCAGAGAAGATGATTATTTCTTCGGTCCTATTATAGCCCCAAGATTTGATAATTATTTACAATCAACTTTAGAACAAAATCGATTTTTTCCAACTGGATCTGGAGCAAAAGGAACTATTACTACAATATCTATACCTCAAAAACTATTTGGTGAAGGAATAGTACCTAATACTTTTAGATTTACATATACAGAATCAGCAGCTTTCCCAACTGGGGTTCAAGTTATAGATGATGGTGAAGGGAATCTTATAAGTAGCTCTATAACATCATCAGGTGGAGATCTTAATACTGATTTAGTTGTTGGACAAATATTTTATAATCAAGGAATAGCAGTTTTTACAACAGGAAGTAACAATGGTAATAATTTAGGAGCCCTAGCAAAATACATTGGATCAGATCTTCGTAGAATGAAATTTGAATTTTCTTCCTCAATTACTATTTACGAACAACAATATAAATGTACAATTTTAGAAAACGAATTTGGTTACTCAACTAATCCTACGTTACTTAAAAACAGTGGTGGTACTGGAAGTTATAATGTTGAATATTATGACTACGTTACATCATCATTTTTTGAACCATATGTGACTTGTGTTGGATTATATAATGAAAATACTGAGTTGGTAGCTGTTGGAAAATTGTCATTTCCATTACCAATTTCACAATTTACAGACACAACGATCATAGTTAACTACGACGTATAATGAACAATTGGATATATCAAAACCAGGAAGTAGATACTGTATCTGACTTCCCAGATAATACCTACGGATTTGTTTATAAAATAACACATCTACCTACAGGTAAAAAATACATAGGTAAAAAAATACTATTTTTTACTAGAAAAGTAAAACTAACAAAAAAAGATTTATTAGAGTTTGAAGGTGTAGTAGGTAGAAGACCTGCATATAAATTAGCAGTAAAAGAATCTGACTGGAAAACATATTGGGGATCTAATAAAGAAATATTAGAATTATCTAAAACAGAACCAGATGACCACTGGGAAAGAGAAATATTAGCTGCGGCCCCAAGTAAAAAATTACTTACTTATTATGAAACAAAATTTCAAATGATTTATCAAGTATTAGAAAAACCTGAAGAATTTTGGAATGATAATATTTTAGGAAAATTTTATACTAAAGACTTTCAGTAATATAGCTTTGATGCATAAAATTAGTTTTGTATATTAAACCACCATGGTAAATGAACTATTAATAAACCTAGTTAATTCGGTACTAGGATCAGGTAAACGTACTGCAAGAGGCAATCAGGCACATTCTTGTCCCTATTGTAATCACCATAAACCTAAATTAGAAATAAATTTCTCACAAAACAAAAAAGGATATAATCCTTGGCATTGTTGGGTATGTGATAAGAAAGGTACACGAATTTCTACATTATTTAAAAAAGTAAAAGCATCAACTGAAAAATTTGATGAATTATATAAATTAATAGGTAATGAACAAGAATACACCCAAAACCCTACAGATAAAAAAATATTAAGATTACCTAAAGAAATAAAATATTTTTCTGATATTACTATGTCTGATATAGAAGGTAGACGTGCTCTGTCTTATCTAAAAAATAGAGGAATTACTAAAGAAGATATTATCAAATACAACTTAGGATATTGCACATCTGGTAGATATCAAAATATGATTATTATACCATCATATGATGAAAAAGGTCATTTAAATTATTTTACAGGTAGATCATTTGAGGATAAACCATATATTAAATATCGTAATCCAGAAACATCAAGAAATATAATCCCATTTGAATTATTTATTAATTGGGATTTACCATTAGTTTTATGTGAGGGTCCATTTGATGCTATTGCTATTAAACGAAATGCAATACCATTATTAGGTAAAAATTTACAACAAAATTTATTAATGAAAATTGTTAAGTCAACAGTAGAAAAAATATATATTGCTCTAGATTCTGATGCTAGAAAGCAAGCATTAAAGTTTGCTGAAAAGTTTATGGATGAAGGAAAGGAGGTCTACTTAGTAGAACTCGAAGGGAAAGACCCTAGTGAAATGGGATTTAACTATTTTACAAATTTAATCCAAAAAACTCTTCCATTATCACAATATGATTTAATGGAGAAAAAATTACAACTTATATGAGTAAGAAAAAAATTAATCTAACAAATTCAACAACTTATTATAAAAAGTCATATAATAGAGTCTTAGAAATTAGTGAAGATTCAAAACAAATAACCTTACCAGATGCTAGGTATTATAGACGAAATGGAAAATATTATCCATCAATTACTTATGTTTTATCTTATTACCCTAAAGGTAAACATTTTGAGGATTGGCTAAAAAAAGTAGGATATTCAGCAGATTGGATTGTTAAAAAAGCAGGTGAAGAAGGTACTCAAGTACATGAAATGATTGAAGATTATCTTAATGGTAAAGAGTTAAACTTTTTAGTTAATGGGCAGCCAATGTACAATCCTTTAGTATGGCAAATGTTTTTAAGATTTGTTGATTTTTGGGAAACATATAAACCAACTTTAATTGAAACAGAAGTACATATATTTTCAGATGAACTTAAAATAGCAGGTACTTGTGATATGGTATGTGAAATTGATGGTGAGTTATGGATTATTGATTTTAAAACATCTAACCATTTACAAACTACATATGAATTACAAACAGCGGTTTATGGTAAATGTTATGAGGAATGTTTTGGTAAAACAGCAGATAGATATGGTATTTTATGGTTAAAATCATCTAAAAGAGGACCTAAAGAAGGTGCTATACAAGGTAAAGGATGGGAATTGTTTGAATCAAAACGTACACAAGAAGAAAATATTGGTATATTTAATACTGTTAAAAAGTTATTTGATTTAGAAAATCCTAGACATAAACCAAGTTTTACTGAATTTAGAACTACAGCTAAAAGGGAGTTGTGATATTTATAACAAAATATTCAATTCATGATATCATTAGTACAGTTATTAAAAGAAGTGAGTATACCCAAAAATAAATGGGTACCACTATCGGGCAATGATATAAAAGATTTAGAAGATGACATTCTAGATTTAATTCAAAATGCTTATGGACCTATTGGAGGTCATCCTAATTATAAATCAGTAGGTGATTTAGCAGGATCTGATTATGAAATTATTGATTTAGACGATGACCCAGATTTAGATGCTGTTACAGTAACTAAACAAAGAGCGGGTGGTACTAAACACGTTGGTATAGGACATGATGGTACAAGTCCAGGTAAAAGAGGAGCAATAGGTCGTACAATTGATCAATTAGACAAACCTTCAAATTACATTGAAGCATCAGGTGCTATAGAAAATATTTTACGTAAGGCAGGAGTAGTACAAGTTACAGATGAAGAAACAATTCGTAAAGCTTTAAAAGGTAAAGAAATAAAAATATACGATGATGGTACTTATGATAGAATTTTAGGTGGTAAAAAGTATAGAAAAACAATGTTTGGAAAACCAAAAGTATGATAAAATTAATGCAATTACTAAAAGAGGCAACAGCATCTCCTAAAGCAATTATATTAGCAGGTGCGCCAGGAGCTGGAAAAGGATATATTCTTAAAGGATTAGATCTATCTGGTTTAACTACTTATAATATAGATTTTGACTTTGTTCCTTTATTAAAAAAAGCAGGTGTTAGTTTAGATTTAAAAAATGCTACCCCTGAAGAAAGAAGCCAAGCAGCTAAATTAATGAGACAAGCTACTGCAAAATTAAAGGATGAGGATTTACCTAAAGCAATAGCTAGTAGAGAGTCATTTATATTAGATGGTACTGCTGCATCATATAGACAAACAGAAAAATTAAAAGAAGAACTAGAAAATGCTGGTTATGAAGTATTTATGCTTTATGTTTATACTGATTTAGAACGTTCATTAAAACAAAATCAAGATAGATTTGATAAATCAGGTGATAGAAGTTTAGCACCAGCTATTGTAATGAGAACATGGAATGATGTTACTAAAAATTATCAACCATATAAAGATTTATTTGGTAATAATTTTGTATCTGTATCAAATTTGTTACAAGATGAAAAATTAGATAATTTAGAAGATATAGTAAAAAAATATTTAGATCCTTTTAAACCACAAAATACAAAACCTAAAACTGATGCCCAAAAAGCAAGATCAGCTAAATCTAAAGCTCAATTAAATGCTGATATTAAAGCATTATTATCAGATGAAGGTGTTAAAGACATAATTGATAATTCAGTTTCAAGAGAAGAAGCTCAAGCAAAAATAAAATCATTTATAAATGGGTAGAGTATTAGCAGCATATGGAGGAGGTTTTAAACCACCTACAAGAGGTCATTTTGAAATAGTAAAAACAGCACTTAATGACTTTCCAGAAATAGATGAATTTTATATCTATGTAGGAGGTAAAGTACGTGATGGTATAGATCAATTTGAAGCAATTCAGATTTGGGACATATATAAAAAATATTTAGCTAATAAAGTTGATATACAACCTTCAAAATCTCCAATTGGAGATATTTTACGTTTAGCTAAAGATAATCCTCAAGATATTGTTTATTTTGTTATAGGATACAGAGAAGGTAGACAAGATGATTTAGATGATGTATCTGCAAGAACAGATAATTTAAAAGAAAAATATCCTAATATTATAGTTAAAGTAATTCCTACTTATGATCCTAATATGAGTGGTACTAATGCTAGAAAGGTATTAGATAATGAAGAAGAATTTATTAAATTTTTACCTTATGAAGTAGAAGAAAAATCTGAAGTATTTAAATTAGTACAAAAGTTAGATGAAATGTCAATTCCTAAATTTGATGTAGTAAAACCTATTATTGACAAATTTTTAGGAGGAGCAGAAAAAGCTGGTAAAAAATTATTAGAAATAGTTAAAAGAGAAGGCAAACAAACTTTAGTATTAGTTAAAGAAATAGCAGAGTATGTAATATCAGGTGAAAAACCAAACCCAGCTGAAGAAAAGAAAATAAATAAACAGTTATTAGATCTAGGGTTTTTAGCATTATTAGGAATAACTGGTAATATCCCAGTATCTATAGTTGGTATTTTATATTGGATACTTCAAGAATCAGGTGTTGCTAAAGAATTTTTAAAATTAGATGAAATAGCTTTAATAGAAGAATGGCTTAATGAAGCAGATCCTAAAAAAGGAACAGGTAAAAAACCTAAAGGATCAAGTAGAAGATTATACACAGATGAGGATCCTAAAGATACTGTAGGTGTTAAGTTTAGTACTAGACAAGATATAGTAGACACTTTAGGTAAAGCATCGTTTAAAGCTAAATCACATGCTAGACAATCTCAAATTATTAATTTAATACACCAAAGAGTAAGAGCAGCACTAGCCAGAACTAAGGACCCAGATAAGAAAAAGAAACTAAAAGCTGGATTTGAATATATTAAAGGTAAAAAAGAAGCATCTAAAAAGAAAACACAGCGTTTAAAAAAACAAAAGAAAGAAAATGTAGCACCTAATCATAATGGTAAAGCAGCTCCATTTGGATCTGGATATAAAGAATTAAATGAAGGTAAGTATGATTCTTTAGTAACTAAATTAGCTGGTTTTACTTTAAATGCTTGGAAAGGTGATTTTGAAGATGGTCAAAATAAAGGACTTATTGAAGTAGAAGTAGGTCCTGGTTTAGATTTTGATTACCCACATTTAAAATTTATATATAAAGCAGAAGCTAAATTTGGTGGTTTTTATAGAACAGCAGGAGCAGCTATACCTGATCCACCTAAAGGTTTACCTAGAGTTAGATTAAATTATAATATTCCTATAGATGAATTACCTAGAATGTGGGAACGAATTTCTATGGATATTAGAAATACTATTAGACATGAAATAGAACATTTAATGCAATCAGGACCTAATGTTAAAAAAGGTAAAGAAAAAGCATCAGATAGATCTGAAAGAGAAGAATTAGCAACAGGTAAAAAACCATGGTGGAAATTTTGGAGAAAAACTTTAGGCACTCCTGAGTATTATAAATTAGAAAAAGAAATAGACGCTAATTTAGAAGGTTTATATTTAAAAGCTAAAAAATCAAGACAACCTTTAGAGCAAGTAATTGATAATTATTTGCAGTATGATTTAAATTTACCTATAGAGGATAGAGAAGATATAAAAGCTTTATGGAAAAAAAGAGCACCTGAATTAAATATACCATTAGAGGAAGGAGATACATATGAAAAGATGGCTGCTAAAGGTAAAAAAGCAGGTAATTTAAAACAAGGTACAGTTAGAAAAAGATTAGGCATTCCTAAAGATAAAAAAATCCCATTATCTAAAATTAATAAAGAATTATCTAGATTAAAGAAAATGGATAAAGATAAAGATAAAAAAGGTGTACAATTAGGAGATAAAAACCAAAAATATTATAAAGCACTACAGTTATCTAAAACATTAAAAACTACTACTAACGTAAATGAAAGTGCTACATATTCCCAACATATAGATCTTATAGGGTTTTTAGCTAAACTAACTCAATATATGTTAGATAAAGGTATGAATATTGAACCATTACCAAATTTAGAATTTATTGATGGTGATATTGAAAATGCTAAACAATTTCTTGGTAAAACAGCGTATTATGACCCAAATACTCAAACTATAGCATTATATACTGAAGGTAGACATCCTAAAGATATAGCGCGTTCATACGCTCATGAAATGATACATCATATACAGTATTTAGAAAATAGGTTGGGTAATGTACAAACTACTAATACATTGGAGGATGATAACCTTGATAAATTAGAACAAGAAGCTAATTTAAGAGGTACAATGACGTTTAGAAACTTTACAGATTCTTTAAATGAAGTATATAAACATAAATTTGGGTTTAATGATAAATTGGGTAAGGATCCTTTTGGATTAAACCAATTTGCAAGAGAAATAGCTACAGAAGTAGAAAACGCTATGAATAAAAAAGAATATAAAATATTTTCGGATATGGATGGGGTCATAACTGACTTTAATGGTAGATTTGAAAAATACTCTGATGGTATTCCACCTTCAGAATACGAAAAAAGATTTGGTAAAGAAAAATTTTGGGAATTAGCTGATGGTGAAGGTGTAGCATTTTGGGTAGGCATGCCTTGGATGTCTGATGGTAAAACATATTGGGATTATATTAAAAATTATGATGTAGAATTATTATCATCACCTTCAAGATCTCAAACATCTAGATTAGGTAAAAGACTATGGGTTAGAAATAATTTACCTGGAGTTAAATTAACATTAGCTCAAGCAGCTAAAAAACAAAATTATGCAGCACCAAACCATATATTAATTGATGATAGAGAATCGAATATTGAACAATGGAGATCACAAGGTGGTATAGGAATATTACACACATCAGCTGCTGATACAATTGAACAACTTAAACAACTAGGATTATGAGTGAAATAAAAACATTAGGTGGTGGTTATAAAGGTGGTTCTCCTCGAGTAAGAAGTAATAATACTAAAACATTTACTCCTCCACCCCCACAACAAAAAATATTAGTAAGTGAATTAATTAACCAAATTAAAGTATGGAAAATTGATGGTAAGTTAACATCAGAAGAAATACAAACAATAATTACGGAGTTACAAAAAATATAGTTTATGAGCAAAGTACAAGGATTAAAAAAACAATTTACTGAAAAAGATGTTAACAGAATGCGTAACCTTATTCAAGGTAAGCACGGTGAAAAAGTAGGTCAAGGTGTTGGTTATTCTAAGTCAGAAAAACATTATAAAGAGGGTGATGTATGGGAAGCAGATGGTCGTAAATGGACTATTAAAGATGGTATTAAACAAAATATTACTAAATTAGATGCTGCAAAAAAAGCTCATATGATGCCTATATTTTGTCCTAGTTGTGGGTCTAAAATGCATGTTGATATTGATAAAGCTTATTATAACCTACACAAAAAATGTCTTAATTGTGTTGTTAAATTTGAACATGAATTACGTAAAGCAGGATTATATGAAGCTTATGAAGCTAGAATTATAAACTCAGATATAGATGGGTTTATAAATGACATAAAAAGCTATATAGAGTCACAACTAACTATATCAAATAATTCATATATAACAGAACAAGGAGATGTTGAAAAGTGGGTTGGAGGTCCTAATATAGAAAAAGTATATGAGGGATTAGCTAAAACAATCGAACATTTAGAAAGTCTTAAAAAGTAAAATATTTTTATATATTTATAAATAAAATAAAATGGATAACTTTAATATAACTGGATACTTTAAGAAACAATATCTAAATGAAATTGATAAAGATTTGGAGAAGAAGTTTTATAGTAATTTCCCTTCTGCAACACCCAAACCTCGCCTTTTACATAAAGAAGATGATGCCCAAATATTATTAGCTGCTTTAAGAAAAGAGTTAGGCGATCTTAGATTTGATGATATGTTTAGAGGTGGTTCTTATAATGGTAGAGAAGGTTATTATTTAAGAACATTTGGTTTACAAGATTGGTCGGCTGATGCTATTCAAAAAGTAAAAAATGCTTTTGAAAAAGCAAATACACAAACTAAAAAATATAATTTTGAATTTTATGATACTGATGATTATGAAATGGAATTTGGAGGTGATAGAGACTACCCGGCTTCAATTTCATTTTTCTCTATAGATAAAGCTAACATAAAAGAAGGTGTTGAAAAAGAAATGTTTACTTTTTTAGATGCTTTAAGAGACACAGGTGTAACTAATATGTTTGGAGCTGGTCCTTATTTATCAAGAGAATTTGGTTTAGATAAAAGAGAAGCTAGAGAAATATTAGCTAAATGGATGAGAAGTAAAGAAGAAGACCCAGATGAAATTGATAGAGATAGAATCTTTATGAAAGGTAAAGTTGATGAAAAAATTGACTTTGAATATGTACTAGATTTAAGAGATGAAAAAAAAGATATTGAAGATAGAATTGCTCAACTATATAGAGATATGGAACAAGAAGCTGAACC